TAGCCAACATAATCGGTCAGCTAGTATCACTAGTTCCGAATTCTAACATCCTTATCATCTCCCCCAACTATGCACTATCCCAAATCTCCTTTGACTTGCAGAGAAACCTTATCAAGCACTTTGATTTGGAAGTTAAGCGAGATAATGCGAAAGATAAAATTATTGAGTTAAGTAATGGCTCGACAGTTCGTATGGGATCTATAAACCAGGTGGACTCAACGGTTGGTCGATCTTATGACTTAATCATATTTGACGAAGCGGCGCTATCTGGAGACGGACGTGATGCTTTCAACGTAGCACTACGTCCTACACTAGATAAGTCTAACTCTAAAGCAATTTTCGTGTCTACTCCTCGTGGTAAGAGTAATTGGTTCGCAGAATTCTATGATCGCGGCTATAACGATCAATTTCCAGAATGGGCATCTATTAAAGCTACATACCATGATAATCCTCGTATGAGTCAATCAGACATTGATGAAGCTAGAAATACAATGAGCGATGCAGAATTTAGACAAGAGTACGAAGCTGACTTTAATACTTACGAAGGTCAGATTTGGAAATTCAATGCAGAGACTAGTACCGCAGACTTAAGAAGCATGGATACATCTAAGATGGATATGATAGCCGGGATGGACGTAGGCTATAGAGACCCAACTGCATTTTGCGTATTAGGCTATGATTGGGATTCTGAAAAATTCTATGTTTTTGACGAATACCTGGATGCCGAGCGCACTACTGACAAGCACGCTGCTGAGATACAGAAGCTAATAAAGAAGTGGGATATAGACTACATTTATATAGACTCTGCGGCGCAACAGACTCGCTTCGACTTCGCGCAAAATTTTGACATATCAACTATAAACGCAAAAAAATCTTTGACCGATGGAATTGGACATATCGCTTCCATTATTGATAACAGTAATTTAATTGTGGACCAGAGATGTGAACATACCTTGAGATGCCTAGACCAGTATCAGTGGGATCCAAATCCTAATTTGGTACGAGAGAAGCCTAAACATAATTTTGCTTCGCATATGGCAGATGCCTTGAGATATGGGATATATTCTTTCGAAACTGTATCTAGCGGGTTCTGAGGTCACATGGCAAAAAAAGTATTTGACTTAAATCCTCAACTTCGATATAATTTGGTAATAAAGTAATGATAGAGCTAAAAAGAGATCTGGTAAAATATATCAGAGATAGAGCGAAATCAAAGTATAAAAAAGGCACTGAATGTTACATTTGTGGTGAAATGGCTAATTTAGACTTTCACCATTTTTACAGTCTGAGTCCTTTACTATATAAATGGGTTAAAACACATAAAAAGAAGCCTGAAGATGTTTTAGACTTCAGGGATGAGTTTATACAAGAGCACTCGGCAGAACTCTACGAACATACAACTACGCTATGCCATGCGCACCATTTAAAGCTTCATTCTATATACGGCAAAGACCCTTCACTGGCAACCGCTAAGAAGCAGAAGAACTGGGTAGAAATACAGAGAACTAAACATGGCTTGGTATGATAGATTATTAGGAAGGGATGTAGAAGAGAAATTGAATCCCGCTCAGGAGTTTTATGAAAATAAAACTACTAGTAGCCGTGAGCCTATTACTCAATACAAGAGAGCTTACGAAGAATTAGAGATAGTAAATCGTGGCGTCAATATGATAGTTGACGATACGGCTGAGATCAGAACAAAAGTCGGTACTGCTATTAAAGGTAGGAGTATTGTTAAAAACATTAAAAGAGCGAAAGTTGATCTTTTAATAAACCAAGAGCCGAATCCGTTTCAAGACATAAACACATTCCGCCGAAACTTGGTTATAGATTTTATACTAGATGGCAATATTTTTGTCTACTATGATGGCGTTCACTTATATCATCTTCCATCGGACAAGATGACGATTAATGCAAGTGAATCCACTTATATAGAAAGTTACACGTTTCAAAGAGACATTGTATATAAGCCTTCAGAAATTATTCATATTAAAGAGAATTCGTTCTTTTCTATATACCGAGGGGTGCCTAGACTAAGCCCTGCATTGCGTACAATGCAATTGATGACAAGTATGAGAAAGTTTCAAGATAACTTTTTCAAAAATGGGGCAGTTCCTGGCTTGGTACTAAAAAGCCCTAATACTTTATCTGAGAAGATTAAAGAAAGAATGCTTCAGTCTTGGAGCACTAGGTATCGACCTGACGCAGGCGGCCGAAGACCTTTAATTCTGGATGGTGGTCTCGAAGTAGATTCGATCTCAAACGTAAACTTTAAAGAATTAGATTTTCAGAGTTCCATAACAGAGAATGAGAGAATCATACTTAAATCTCTAGGAGTGCCACCAATACTTTTAGACTCAGGAAATAATGCAAATATACGACCTAATATGAGGTTGTACTACTTAGAGACTATATTACCTATAGTACGAAAGATAAACTTTGCATATGAAAGATTTTTCGGATTTCAACTAGAAGAAGATGTAACGAACATTCCAGCGTTACAGCCAGAATTGAGAGATCAATCTGCATATTATGCTTCTCTAGTAAATGGTGGAATTATTACACCTAATGAAGCAAGAGACGCGATAGGGTTTGACCCTATTGAAGGTAATGACGAGTTGCGAGTTCCAGCAAACATAGCAGGAAGCGCATCAAATCCAGACGAAGGCGGTAGACCAGCACAGGAAGAAGAAGCTTCCGTACCTACTGAAGGGGCAGCAAACGATGAGTAGTATGCAAAAGAAAAAAATGTTATCAACTTTGTCCGACTATTACATTAAGAAGGGGAAAGTATTTGAATCTTCTGTAGAGTATAGTAGGCAGTCTGACATTCCTTATTCAATTAAAGATATAAAGAAAGTTATGGGTGGGTGGAGTATGTTGTTTAAGTACCTAAATTCTGAGTACCCAAATATTAATAAAGATTGTAGCAGTAAGGGCGAAACTAAAGTTGCTCCGGTAAAGACTAAGACCGAAGCTCCTAAACCTGCCAAGCCTAGTATGAGCAGCATAAAACTTACTACTGGACGGAATGAAACGAATGAATAAAATTTTTAATATAACTTCTACTTTTAAGTCCCACGAGCAGGATGATGGTAGTGTAAAAATACGGGGCATGGCAAGTACTGCAGATTTCGATAGAGCTGGAGACAGCATCAAGGCAGACGCTTGGGGTAAAGGTGGTTTGGCTAATTTCAAGAATAATCCTATTATTCTTTTTAACCATAACTACGACCAACCAATCGGTCGTGCAACAGCAATTAAAGTTACAGACAATGGTCTGGAACTAGAAGCAAAAATTAGTAAGTCCGCCCCTAACGGTGTGTGTGACTTAGTTAAGGATGGGGTTCTTGGAGCATTTTCTGTTGGTTTCCGAGTCAAGGACGCTGATTATATCGAGGAAACTGACGGACTTATGATAAAGGATGCTGAATTGTTTGAGGTCTCGGTTGTTTCCGTGCCCTGCAATCAGGCAGCTACCTTTTCTTTAGCGAAGTCTTTCGACTCTCAGTCAGAGTATGAAGATTTCAAGAAAACTTTCACAAATCGTGTAGATCTAGCCGGTCAGTCTCTGGCTAAAGAAGATGAGAGATCATCCAGCATAGCTAGTAATACACCGGTAAAGACGGAGCAATCCGTGCAAGAGGAGATCAAAATGTCGGAAGCTAATACTCCCGCAATCGACTTGGAAGCTTTTGCTAAACAGGTAGCAGAACAAACTGCTACTAATATAGCAATGAAGCAAGCCGAGCAAAAAGCTGTAGAAAAGGTTGAAGCCGAAAAGGTTGAAGCAGAGACTGCAGAAAAAGTAAAGCAAGAAGAGACAGTTAAAACTGCTATTAGAGTAGGGGTTGAAACTGGAGCTGAGAGACTTGTCAAAGATGTTGAGGCAAAACTAGCAGCGAAAGATGTTGAGATCGAAGAAGTTCTTAACACTTACAAATCAGATCTTGAAGAGAAGAAGGAAGAAATTTCCCGTCTACAAGAGTCTAAGCGAGTTTTTGCAAACCGTGGCGACGGTAACATTTCTAAGTGGGGCAAAGAGTTTCTCTATGCGTCAGTTCTAGGAAAGATTACTGGTAAAGGTTGGAACACCGACTATGCTCAAGGTATCATGCAAAAAGCAGGCGTTACCTATGACGCCTCAACTGGTATCGGCCTGGACGCAAGCGTATCTTCTACTTTCGAAGAAGAAGTACGACTTGAGCAAAAGGTTGCTAATCTTTTCAAAGAGATGGCAGTCAATTCAGGTGCTACTGTACTACCAATCATTCCGGATACTGAAAACGCTAACTGGAATGCGACTGGTCTAGAAACTACTGCAAATCTCTTGGAAGAGAAAGGTGCGAGCGATAATAACTTTCACGTTAATCGTGTAACACTGAATGCTTACCGTCTAATTTCTGGTACTTTTATCAGCAATGACACTGATGAGCAAATCGTTGTTAACGTCCTTCCTTGGATTCTATCAGCACTTGCACGAGCTCACGCTCGCGCTATCGATGCTTCTATTCTACTGGGTACTGCTAATCAAGCAGGTCTAGTTGGTGGAGCGGGTACTGACTACGCAGGTACTGAACTAGCTGATACTTGGGGTGGAACTCCTCTAGCTCTTAACGGTTCAGGTGCACTTACTGGTGCAAACTTGTTAGCAGCTCGTTCTGAAATGGGTAAATACGGAGTCAATCCTAATGACGTAGCATACGTTGTTAATGTTGAAGAGTATTTCAACCTTATCGCAGACGCAGCTTTCTCAGACATATCTGAAGTTGGTAGTGATGTCGCTATGAAGGTAGTTGGTCAGGTTGGATCTATCTATGGATCTCCTGTAGTTGTGAGTGATCAAATCGCTCGTACAGCTAACAGCACAGCAGCTTGTGCAGTTAACGTACATAACTACTTGATGCCTCGACTGAAGTCTGTAAACATTGAGACTGACTACGAAGTAGCAGGTCAACGTACTGCAGTTGTAGCTTCACAATCCAGAGGATTTGAAGAGCTAGTTGCAGGCGCAGGCGCAGATGAGCCAGCAGTTGCAGTAAGATACGCCGCTTCGTAATTTGGTGTATTAAATATTAACTCGTGGGGAGGGCTTCGGCTCTCCCCAGGTTTTTACTAATTGACTTATGGCAGACTTAATAACAAGAGACGAATATAAAGCGTTAAAAAATCTTTCACAAAGCGTGAAGGAGGACGGACGTATAGATGCGCTTATAGATTCTGTGAGTCCATTAGTAAAAACCTATTGTGGTAATAGTATTACAGATTATTACTCCGCGAATAAAACAGAAACTTTCAATGTCAATTGGGATACTTATCTAGTCCAATTAACTGAAAGCCCTGTTAATACCATTGTTTCTGTACAAGAGCGAGAAGGCTACTCTAGTGCATATAAGACCCTTACTACCGCTAATACAGAATATTATTTAGATGTTGATACAGATAGTGTAATTCGTACTACATCTGGTGCTAACTATAGGAACTGGCCACAAGGGCCTGGTGCCGTTAAGATTGTATATACAGCGGGGTATGAGACTACTCCCAAAGATTTGCAACTAGCGGTTGCTGATCTTATAACTTATTACTTAAAAGACGAATATAAAGAAAGACGAACTATGCAAGGTGCAAGTATGTCTAACAAAGGCACTTCGTCTATGTCTGATAATGTAGATTTTCCAGATCATATCAAGAGGGTCTTAGACCTTTATAAGAACTTCTAATGGCAAAGGTAGACTTAGAATTATTGCGAAAAAACATTGAATCCAAAATAAAAAAGGATGCAGATAAGTTCCGTTCCTATTATGTTAATAAACAAACACTTGTAATAAGTCATGACAATAAAAGTATTGAAGCTCAAGCACTTATACAAATGGCGCTTAGAGAGGGGTATAAAACAAAAGCAGACTTTAAAAAGGGATTAGACGATAGATTCCCAGGAGAAGGCGTATTTGGCAAAATACAAAAGACTTTAGCAGATGCTGTACCTAAGTTCAATGAAAATATATATAATGCTGTACTAGCAGAAAAAAATAAAAGTACTACTGCCTTTGTAATAGAATTTTATAAAGGCCATAATGCCACTAAGTATACCTTCGAATTTTCTAGAAAGAAAGAAGGAAAAGGGCTCTTTCAGACATATAAAAGTATGTTTAAGTCAAATGCTCAAATAGGCATGATAGCTGCTATAAATGCATGGTCTATGACCCCCAGCAAGGCTGGACCAACCTATAGTAGAAGAGGGCAGGAGTTTGGAGACGCTAAACTACAATCTTCAATAGGAGCAAAGGTACCAGTTAAAAGCGGAGGCCACCGAGAGCAAAGAAGAACAATTACAAAGAAAGGCGAAGAGTACACAGATCAAGCAGGCCAAGTACAAAAGTCAAATTCTATGGACTCGTTTTTAGACTTGGGGCATATGGAAGGGTCTTCTGTTTCAGGGGCCAGACTATTACAAGCTAAAGAAGCTTTTACTGAATTTAAGGGAACTGATCAACAGAAAAAAGTAGCTGAAGCACTACTACTAAAACTAAGTGTTATAACTGACTACAAAGGTGAGGGGCAGAAAAAATTTGCAGTTGAATGGGAAGCCGCATCTTTGAATAGACAGACTTCTTCGGAAGCAAAGAAAGAAGTTACTTTTTTAAATAATAGACTACAGGAGATGGTAGCAGAACTTCATAAGGAGATGGGAGGCTGGGAAAATGCCGAAAGCTCGGATAGCTTTTTGCAAATGACCGAAAAAAAAACTATTGCAGCTCTTATTAAACCTGTAAAAGGTAATAAAAGGGTAAAGACAAAGACAAGACTTAAAACTGGTGCACAAAAAAATTCAAAAAGTTCTGTGGGTAAGAATAACAAGACTAAACCTAGAAGAACTCGAATAGTACCACCATGGACAGCGCCTACACTTGCAAAGGTTATAAAATCTACAAGAACAGGTAAAAGTAGATCTGCCCCTGCTAATGCTCCTTTATTTTTATTAGGGGTACTAAATGAACAATTACCTCAAAGGGTAGAATCTAATATGGGGGCTCCAGCATTAACCAACATAACAGGAAGATTCGCAAGTTCTCCTAGAGTAACGGATATGGCGATAACTCCACAAGGGTTTCCTTCTATTGGGTATACTTATCAAAGAGACCCATATGGAGTGTTTGAGCAAGACCCTGATTATGACCCAAGAAAATTAATTGATAGATCAATAAGGGAAATCGCATCACAATATGCAATAGGAAGATTTTATACTAGAAGGGTTTAATAATGGGAACTAGAACATATACAACTCGTAGGCAAGGAATCGTAAATGCCCTAGTAACTAAACTAAAACTAATTGATGGTTCTGGGAACTTTCATATAGATTTAGCTGATCAAGTAGAACCAAGGCTAAAATTTTGGGACGAAGTTGATGAATTTCCTGCAATACATATAAATGCAGGAATGGAAACTAGAGAGTATTTAACGGCAGGAATGAAGAACAGATACATGAACGTTACCCTACGTTGCTATGTAAATGAAGAAGACGCAGTAGATGCGCTAGACGCTTTATTAGAAGATGTGGAAACTGTACTTGAAGATAACTCAAGTTTAGCATATACTGATAAATTAGGGGTTTCGCAATCTATTCAACAAATCACAATCCTCAGTATTGAAACTGACGAAGGTGTACTTGAACCTCTAGGTGTTGGAGAAGTAACTATAGAAGTTCGATATTAGAAAATCCTTGACAAGAGCAAAAGTTCTAATACAAGGCATTTTCAAGAAATAAGGAGATAATAATGGCTCAGCAACTATATTTTAGCCGCGACTCGCAAATGTTTTTAGAGATAGGATCCGCAGTTTGGAAGATTCCTGTTCTAGAAGGATTTAGCTTTTCTCAGGCTACGAATGTGTCGGAAATAACCTTGAACGAGATGGAAAGTACCGCAGGAACAAGTCGTCGAGGACGAAGAGCTTTTAATGACTCTCTTGCCCCCGTAGAATTTTCTTTCAGCACTTACATTCGTCCATTCAAAGCATCAGGTTCAGCAACTGCTGACAATAATGCATATCATCACGCGGTAGAAGAAGCACTATGGGCACTATTTTCAGGTCCAGCTACGTATGCTAGTAATGCATTTACTAATCAATCTACGCATGATGGAACTAACATGGATCTGTTATTCAGTCAATCAAATAAATCATCATTAGGCCCTACAGCGGGTGCTAACTTGTATTTTGAATTGGGTGACGCTAACAAACTTTGTTATAAATTAGCAAAAGTTGTACTAAATGAAGCATCTATTGATTTCGATATTGATGGTGTTGCACAGATTAACTGGTCAGGATTTGCTGATACAATTACTGAATTTTCTTCAACAGTAACAGTAGCCGGAGCAGTTTCTTCTTCTACTACTGTTGACTTCACTGCGGGCAGTATTGATATCGTAGCAGCAGATGCAGGACGAAGAATTGCAGGTACAGCGGCAGCGCCAATCTTAGCAGATAGTTTTATCGCTTCGCGAACTGATGCTGATACTATTGTACTAAGTACAGCAGATAGTATTGCTGCTGGAACTGTACTAACTTTGTTAGGCCCAAGAGCAACTATTTTTGAGGCTACCTCTGCTACTAATAACTTTATTCGTAATAGATTGACAAAAGTGTTTATTACTGAGTCTGGTGGTGATCCTGCGAATGCTCTAGAGTCTACTTATGTTTTGACTCTAACAGGTGGAAATATAACACTAAGCAACAATGTACAGTACTTAACACCTGAAGAACTGGGTGTAGTGAATATCCCAATTGGTCACGTAACTGGTGCTCGTTCTTTCGGTGGCAGCATGACTTGTTATCTGTCAGAAGATACAGCTACAACTAATGCAAGTAAGGACTTTTTCCAAGACCTCACTTCAACAGCTCAGAGAAATCAGGTAACTAATAAGTTTTCATTATCTTTCTTGATCGGAGGCGGTAATGCAGTAGATGCACCTTCTTCTCCTGGATTGCAGATTAAAATGCCAACTTGTCACGTAGATATCCCTACTCACTCTATTGAAGATATTATTACTTTGGAAACTACTTTCATGGCCTTGCCAAGTACGATTGACTTAGCTGACGAAGTATCTATGATGTATATAGGTGATACACCTAACGCTTAATCAAAAATATATCTTGACATTTTCGTCAAAGTGAAATATAATATATAAAGAATCGCGCAGGGGGTAAAACCCCTGCTTCTTTTTCAAACATAAATAGGAATATATTACTAATGGTAGAATCAGCAACTACGAAACCTAAAGCAGAACCGGTTTCACTAGCGAGTCTTATGACTCCAAGCAAGACAGTATC